ATGAACGAATTAAGAAAAACAACGATTACAACTTTGGAAGTGGCAGAGATGATGGAAACAGAACACTCCAAGATTATTAGAAAGTTAGAAGGAAGCAAAGACCGAAAAGGTTTTATCCAGATTTTAGCTGAAGCCCAAATGGGCGTGAGTGATTATTTCATTCCTACCACATACCGCGATGCCAGCGGTAAAGAGAACAAGTGCTATCAGGTTACAAAACTCGGTTGCGATTTTCTGGCAAACAAATCCACCGGAGAAAAAGGTGTAATCTTTACTGCCAGATATGTGAAGCGCTTACCTTATTAATGATTATGCTCACACTGCTCTCTGCACGGTCCATCTTTCTCTGGCACATCCACAAAGGGAAGCTCTGTTGAACTCTTTTCCGGAATACACCTGCCAAGAACAGCACTCAGCGTACTTTCACAAATACCTCCTTCTGCTTCGATCAGGCTCTCAATAATGCGGATTTTTTCGCTATCTCTGATAAGAGATTCAATGTCTACGGTAATTTTCATCTTGATTTCTCTCCGTTTCTGCCTTACAATAAGGCTGATATATTATTTTCTTTGACCCCGTCCAAGTTGCCGCTTAACGGGGTCCTTTTCTGTTGCCCACCAAAAAGTAAAAAGTCAACATTGCAATCACAACCGCCCCTGTGATCTGGGCAAGGGTATCTGTCCACTCCCAGAAGGGCAAATATGTAGACAATGCTCCGATGATGATGGACAAGATAACGTTACGTTTCATAACTTCCATTCTCCTTTTGTCCAGTAGATTCCATTTGCGTCCTGGAAGATTTCCCAGTCACAGCAGATTAGGCGCAGCGTGCCGATGTGTTTCATCTGGCTCATATCCTGACCTGTTGTCAGAGGACACGCCTGTTTGTGTATGTCGTATAAACTCATGCTGTTTCCCTCCTCTCTCCAGCTGGATATGTTTCAATAAATTTTTCTAAGTCGCTCCCTCTGACCTTTCTCCTTCCAGCTCCACTACCAAGAATCAGGTACGGGAGCTGTCCGGCATTCATAATATCGTAAACCGTATTGGCATTGACCAGTAAGATCTGCGCCACCTGTTTTACTGTGTATAATGGTTTATATGGTTCTATCATGTGGGTCACCTCCTCCCCTTCCTAATGTAAGCTCCATCTGTTCATAGTCAGGTGCTTTTACAAAATCATCTGGAAGCCTAATACCAAACTGTTCAGATACCATCTTGAACGCTTCGCAAATCTTCCACGGAGCTGAGCCTTGTTTCTCCATGCGCTTGTCCATTTCCTTATTAAAGGAAGCAACTTCGCCAAGAGATGTCGCTTTAGTTTCGTAAATCTTTTCTGTTTCACGATGCTCCATCTCATAGAAGGTGAAGTAGATGATTGAGCGTACGCAGCATGAAACGGGATATTGCATTTTTAATCCAGTATCACGGCGAGCAAAAAGCTGGGGAATCAAGAGGGCAATTGCTTTCCGAACCTATAAAAACTATCGATACAAGCAACAGGTACGGGTTGATAACGGCGTTTATTACAAAATACTATAAAACTGGTATTGGACAAGGGTGCGATGAGCCGTTGCACACTATCACAACATCCCCGGGGCATTTTGGTTTAGTATCTGCTTTTCTGATTAAGTACTATGGCACTGGATGTGGTCAGGAATTAACAGAACCACTTGCAACAATTACAACAAAAGACAGATTTGGACTTGTAAATGTAATTATAAATATTTCAGGAGAAAAATATATCGTTAAAGATATTTTTCTTCGGATGTTGAAACCAGAGGAATTGAAATTGATGCAGGGATTTCCAAAGGATTACATCATTGATCGGGATATAGAATGGAAGAAATATCCTATAAAAGAACAGGTTGCAAGAATTGGCAACAGTGTTGTACCGGTTATGGCTAAAGCGCTGGCAGAAGTTAATTGTCCATATCTTAAAGTCGGAAACAGAATGCCGAATCTTATTATTGATGACAATGAAAATCAACTTAAATTCGCGTGATAAATAGAGAAGGAAACAGGAGGATGGAAGAATGAACAGAGAAATCCTTTTTAAAGCAAAAAGAAAAGATAATGGTGAATGGGTGGAAGGGTATTATAGAGCGGATCCTGATTTGAACAATCACTTTATTTGTGGGTGGAATTATTATCTCTCTGAAAATGGACTGGAAAGGGAGCCATTTGAATACGAAATAAATTCAGGAACCCTCTGCCAGTACACGGGACTTACCGACAAGAACGGGGATAAGATTTGGGAGAATGATATTTGCGATAGAAAAGAAAAATATCCTGAAATTGTGACATATAACAAAGGAGATTGGCAGTTAGATTACAGCTATGTGTTTAGGAAAGAGATGCACACAGATGTTTGCAACCTTGGATTCTATGTTTGTGAAAGAAAATGCGTGGAAGTAATAGGAAATATATTTGACAATTCAGAACTTTTGGAGGTGGAGTAATGAACGTATTAGAGAAGATTTTGGAAGAGATAGATACCGAAGTGCAGAAACAGAGAGAGCTACGCAAGGGTTTGAAAGGTACACTGGGATACAGGCTATATGAAAAAGCTGCGTCTGTGTTTAAGGGAATCGTAACGAAGCACATGGATGAGCTTCCGGATGGCGGTTGGATTCCAGTAAGTAAACGGCTGCCAGAGCCAGATAAAATGGTAGTGGTCACTGTGCATTGTTCTGAGTGGATTTCCGATTACGATTCCGTTTGGGTTCCAGAAAATCAAAAGATACATCATAGCGAAGAATGTCTTGTGAGTATGGGATATGTTGTAAATGATCTTGGAGATTGGGCTTTCTTTGACAGGGATGGATATGAGATTCCTTGTGACAAAGAGTTTGGAAAAGATAAAGGAGACGTTTACAGTGTAGTGACTGCATGGAGACCGTTTGAAGAGTTGGAACCGTACAAAGGAGGAGAATAATGGATACACAGAAAGCAATAAAGTATTTCTCGGGTAAATTAGAGAGGACATTGAGTAACAGAAGAAGACAGGCTTACGAAGCTGCTTTGGAGGCTCTGGAAAAACAGGTTCCAAAGAAAGCAATTGAGCATGAAACAAAGTTTGCTCCAATGTATGAATGTCCATCATGTGGCTGCATAGATGTGTATGGGCAAGAAAATTGCGATGAATGCGGACAGAAAATCAAGTGGGAGGAATGAGATTCGTGAAAAAGAAAGAAGTGAGTGAGAATGGGATATAGAAACAGCGAAGGCTATAGTGACCCGACAGCAGGTAGAGCGATAAGCAAAGCCGACAGGATGCCGACACATGTGTACAACGCTTATAAGATCCTGAATGAGGTAGCTGGACTGATGGGGTTGGAAGTAACAGCAGTGAGAGACCGAAGAACAAAGCAGGAATGGAAGAGGTGACGCCAGTGGAATTATCAATCCAGGAGGAAAATGAGCAAAAGAAAGAATATCTCCGTTCTTACCGGAAAGCATTGCGGAGGGAAGAACGGATTCTTGATGAAATTCAAGAGCTGCGAATGAACAAGATGTTTCCTTCTGTCGTGAATGATGGAATGCCGCGGGGCAGTGAGCAGTCTGATTTATCGAATTATATCGTTGCGTTGGACGAGATGATCGAAGAACTGAAGAATGAGAGACTGGAGCGGGCAAAATTAAGGCAGAGGATAGAAAGAGATATTCGGGCACTGGATAATGAGGATGAGCAGGAGGTGTTGAGACTTCGGTACATAAAAGGGTTGAAATGGGAACAGGTAGCTGTAGAGATGGGGTATAGTTGGCGAAGAACGCATGATATTCATAGTAGAGCTTTGAGAAATTTTGAATATAAAGAAAAGACTGCATAGAATTGCACACTCACTCTATGTTATAGTATAAATGGATTTGAATGAATCTCATTGAACTCCTTCGTATGAATGACTGTCAGGTATCACGGCCTAGCAATCAAATCAGGCTCATACGGTATCGCCTAGGGACAGAAGACCGTACCCCACGAAAATATATCTCAGAAAAGGGCTCTGCAGAAATGCGGGGTTCTTTTTGTACGGACCTTTAGCTCAGCTGGTCAGAGCAACCGGCTCATAACCGGTCGGTCCTGGGTTCGAGTCCCAGAAGGTCCATTTACAAAACAAACGAAGAGAGGTGGCGATGTTTGAATGGAAAAATAAAAGCAACAAATGCAGAACTTGCCTATCAGGATTACTTAAAAGGTATGAAATACAAAGAAATAGCCGAGAAATACGGTGTGACCATAAATACAGTAAAGTCCTGGAAGACCAGATATAAATGGTCAAAGGATGGTAAAAAAAGTGTGCACACAAAAACAGGAAAGGTGTGCACACAAAAAACTAAGTTAGGAAACCAAAATGCAGCAGGACATGGAGCACCTGAAGGAAACAAGAATGCAGAAAAATACGGATTCTTTTCAAAACATCTCCCGGATGAAACTAGGGAGATTTTTTCTGCCATAGAAGAAGCAGATCCACTAGACCTTCTCTGGCATCAGATACAGCTTGCGTATGCTGCCATTATACGTGCGCAAAAAATCTCGTATGTAAAAGACCAGATGGATAAAACGGTGGAAAAGGTGGAAGAGAAGGTTGGAAATGTAATTGGAGAGAAATGGGAAGTGCAGCAGGCATGGGATAAACAGAATGAATTCTTAAAAGCCCAGGCACGTGCCCAGGGGGAATTGAGAGCGCTTATCAAACAATATGATGAGATGATGAATAAAGATTGGGAGACTGCCTCCGAAGAACAGCGTTGCAGGATTGAACAAATCAGAGCACAGACAGAACGTATTTCGTCGGTAACGCAAAGCGAGGATGAAGATGGAGTGATTATAATCAATGACATGTAAAAGAGAGGTAAAACTTTCAGAGATAATAATACCAAAATATCGGGAAGTGTTTGAAGTGAAATATAAGCACATCATACTGACGTCCGGTAGAGCCGGTACAAAATCCAGTTGTGCTGCGATTCGGACGAATTATCAGATTGTATCAGACCCACATGCTTCGGCTGTTGTATTGCGTAAACACCATAATAAATTGAGAAAGACAGTTTACAAGGAAATGCTAAGAGGCATTAATCGTCTTGGAATCCCGAAAAACCGTTTTTATATCACAAAGAGCCCTATGGAAATCACGTATAAAAAGTATAATACTACAATTTATTTCTCAGGTTCAGATGGAATTGATGATACAAAGGGGATTATTGATGAGGAAAAGCCTATTAAGTTGGTTGTGTTAGATGAGCTTACAGAGTTCTTCGATGACGGAGAGGGCGAAGATGAACTGGCAAATATAGAGGCAACTTTCGTCAGGGGAAACAGTACAGGGTTTACGTTTCTTGGTTTTACCAGTATAAAGAACAGCGCAGCGGATGGGATCCGTAATGCCGGAAAGTATTCGTCCAATCAGACCGATACCCTGATTCAGGCGCAGCAGATGGTAGAAGAAGAACGTACCGCAAGAGAACAGGCAGTTGAAAAACTCGCCAATGCTCTTGCAACAAGCTCCGGTCTTTATATGTCAGTTGAAAAACAGCCCGATGGAAGCAGTATTTTTTATATGCACGATAAGCCGGTCCTGAAAGAGTCTAAAGTAGTATGGAAATTAACGGCGGAAGCCTTTGGCATTTCTCTGGATGGAGGAAAGACGTACCCCTATGGTTTTACAGTGACAGGGGAAATGATCATGAAGATCCTGCATACAGAAGGAATCAACGCCGACTGGATTAACACAGGCGCGATAACCGTCAGGGATTCTTCGGAAAACGTTATTTTCTCTGTAGACATGGATACAAAGAAAGTTTTTATTTCCGGAGATTTTGTCCAGATTGGAGGGAAACCCGCTCCGGATGCTTTGGACAGTCTGCTTTCGGAATCAAAAGGGTATTCGGATAAAAAACTGGCAGATTATGCCAATACAGTTACGAAAGACATGGAGAATCTGAAGGCGCAGGTAGATGGACAGGTGGAAGACTGGTATTTTGACTATGAGCCGTCTATGCAAAATAAACCGGCATCTGAATGGACAACTGCGGACGAGCGGAAAAAGCACATAGGAGATAGATTTTTCTGGAAATCCAAAGGCTATGCTTACCGATTTATGGAAAATAATGGAGTCTGGGGATGGACACTGTTACAGGATACGGACATTACCAAGGCGATGCAGGCAGCGCAGGACGCCAAAGATGTGGCAGATGGAAAGAGGAGGACTTTTGTTACGACTCCAAAGCCTCCGTATGACATTGGAGATTTATGGACAAACGGAGCCGATATTTTGACTTGTACCGTTGCCAGAGCATCTGGTTCCGCTTATGTTTCTACGGACTGGGAAAAACTGAATGAATATACAGATGATACTGTGGCAAATCAGGCATTGGAAGAGGCAAAAAAAGCACATAATATCCTGATACAGTTAGATAATGAATATCAGGGGATAAGGATAATACGCTGTACATTGTATGCGGCGGGAGGAACCACGAATTCTCTGGATACGCAGACGGTTGTAGTTTTAACGGATGTGAGCAATTTGGAAGTAGGAAGTGACAACCTTGTAAATAAAGACGATGTGCAAGGACTATACGAAACCGTTGTAAAAAGAACCGGCTATACATATGACATTTCCGGGACATCGCACAAGGAAGATGGAAATTACAGAGGCGTATTTATTCCGGAGACAATTTTTACAGTTGGGGAATCCTATGTATTTTCTTATAAGTTCACGGTCAAAAACGGCTCTGTTACCAAAATAGGCGGTCATTCCGCGGCGTTCCAAACAGTAAAAGCGGTTGTCGATGGCGTTGAATATAATGCAGAATATAATGCCGGTTATCCTTTGGACAGTAAAAAAACAGAGCATACAGTTATTGTTTATTTAAAATATCATGGAATAGGGGATGATAAAAAACTATACATCCAGCCAAACCGTCAATGGGGCACAAACGGAGCCTGGAATATCCTGCTTACAGAGGTGCAGGTCAGAAAAGGAAATACAAAAACGGACTGGCAGCCATCTTTAAAGGATTCTCTGGACAGTATACAGTTTGGCGGTAGGAATATGATATTAAACTCCACATTCAACCGTCAGGACTACAAATGGGTAGGAACTGATAGAAGTGCTATGAGTTATCCAAAAGAGGGCAGAGATGGGAGTTATTGTGCCAAAATAACAGGGAAATTTAATACGAGTTATAATTTGACTCCGGATGTGACGTACAAAGTAAAGCCAGGAGAAACATATACGTTATCTGGCTGGACAAAATCTAAGGATATTGTAAAAGGTACAACAAACTATTTTGTATCCTTGTATCTGGGATTTTATGATAAAGACCACAAATGGAAAGCGGAAGCGGCGATAAATAATGGCCAAATGCCATTATCTTCGGATTGGGAGCGGAATGTATTAACATGTACCGTTCCGGATGTGAGTGGCATTGATCATATGTGGGTATATCTCTACGCCAGAGATTTTACAGGCACTGTTTGGTGGGACGATATTCAGTTAGAGAAGGCGACAAGAGCAGGCGACTGGAGCCCTGCGCCGGAAGACTCTGAATCTTTAATTATAACACTGTCAAACGAGGCACACACCGTTACCACAGACAAAAACGGAAACGGCGGGAACTTTGCTGATTGTGAAACAACTGTACAGGTCTACAACGGCACACAGGACGTCACTGCCCAGACGGCTTATACAGTGACAAAATCGAGTGGTGTTACTGGGACATGGGACGGCACCAACCATAAATACAAAGTAACCGCTTTAAGTACAGATAATGGGTATGTAGATATAAAAGCGGTTTATAATGGAATCTCTGTTGTAAAAAGATTTACGATTTCAAAATCCAAGACGGGTGCTACAGGAGCGACGGGAGCCGATGGAAAGACCTCATATTTCCATATCAAATATGCACCGGTGCAGAATCCAACCGCTTCCCAGATGACAGAAACACCCAATGTCTTTATCGGAACTTACGTGGATTTTACCCCAGCGAACAGTACCGACCCCAAAAAGTATACCTGGTATCGTTTCCAGGGATTACAGGGACCGGAAGGAAATCAGGGTATCCCGGGGAAAAATGGAGCAAATGGACAAACCAGTTATCTCCATATCAAGTACAGCAACGACGGCGGAAAGACGTTTACCGCGAATACCGGGGAAACGCCGGGGGATTATATTGGGCAATATGTGGATTTTGTACAGGCAGACAGCACAGACCCGAAAAGATATAGTTGGAGCAAGACCAAAGGTGAAACAGGGCGGACTTATTTTATTGAGCTGTCGGCCAACATCTTAAAGAGGAAGCAAAACAACAGGATTCTTCCGACTTCCGTCTCAGCAAAAGCGTTTTATCGGGATGGAACAAGCGCTGCAAGAACAGCTTATGCGGGGCGCTGGAAAGTGGAAACATCGACAAACGGCGTGGATTACACAACCGTGGCAAGCTCCACAGTGGACGAATCCAGCAAGTCGTATAGAGTGGAAACCCTTGCTGCAAACATTGTGTCCGTGCGCTTTACACTTTATGCTGCCGGCGGCTTTACAACGCCTCTGGATATGCAGAGTATCCCGATTGTAATTGATGTAGATAATCTGACACATGAGCAGATTTTCAATCTCCTTACAAATAACGGAGCTATGAAAGGGATTTACCAATCCGGAGGACAGCTCTATATAAACGGTACATATATCCGATCCCTTATTCTTACGGCAGATATGATACAAGGCAAAGAACTGGCTTCTCTGGGCGCCACACTGGGCGGATTTATTGTAGAATCCAAGCGAATCCGAAATACCAGTAGCGATGGGAAAAAGGCTATGTATATGGGCTCGTATGACTGGAACAACTCAGATTTTTTAGTCGTACAAAACAATGCGAGCGGCAGTTGGAAGAATCTCCTCATGTTAAAATATGACGGCTCACTGGAATCCAGAGATAGCGCACAGACCGCTCTTGCGCAGCTTAACGCAGGCAGTTTGCAATTTAAAAGCAAAGATGCTGGTTCGTGGGTTTCAGATATGGCTTTTACCAGTGACGGATTAAGCAGGGGAAATCGTTGTAAAATTTCCGTTAAAGCTCCGCATCAGAATGATTTAAGCGATGGCTCATCTCCAGGGTGGAGCGAAAACATACTGGGCGACACACATATTGACGGGACATTGCGAGTTCATCAGCTCCGAGTTACTGGAGGCTCAAAGCAAATCGCCAAACAAACCGAGCATTACGGAGAGGTATCTTTTTACTGCGATGAGACGCCAACACCTTTGTTGAGCGATTATGGCGAGGGAACCATAGCAAGTGACGGATTATGTTACGTTGATATAGACGACATATTCAGCGAAGCAGTTAATTCCAATATTCAGTATTTTGTATTTTTGCAAAAAGAAGGCTCGGGAGACTGCTGGGTAAAAGAAAGGGCGAATACGCACTTTGTTGTACAAGGCACGCCGGGCTTAAAATTTACATGGGGAATTAAAGCAAAACAGAAAGGTGCAGAACATCTGCGGTTTAGCGAAGAGGAACGGAATCTGCGCATACACAGTCTTAATCCGGAAACAGTAATGGAAGCCGAACAGCTGGAAGTTACCCAACAGGAAAACGAAACAATGGAACAGTACACAAATTGGATGTTCTGGATAATGAAAGAAATGGAGGAAAGATATAATGAAGAAATTGACATCATTTATGAATCTTAATACAGGAGAGGGAAGCCGAATCTCATTTACGTTTTCGGAAGTCGCTGAAAACGGTCAGGTGCTTGACCAGAACCTGAAAGGAAATTTTTTGATTTTAGACCCGGAAGTAGCAGGGCATGTGGATGCCATTCGGAAATATATTGAAGAAAACTATTTGAAATAAGCCAGGAGGAAAAATATGCAGATCAGAGCAGGACCGTAAAAGGTCTTTTTATTTTACTTAAATTTGCGCCGGCGCAATGTCGGGAAAGGAGAAAGAAATGATTATTACAGGAATGAAACATTTTGAAAGTGTTTGCCAGAAAAAATTAGTAGAATGGTATAACAAAAACAGACCAGAAACTCCTATTGACTTAGGGGATGTATTTATTGTTTGGAGCTGCAAAACTCTCCAGAACTACAAATGTCTGGCATCTACCACAGTATCCGGAGATGGAATCTATGCGGAGTATACCTTTAATGGGGACAAGCAGGAACTGTATGAGGACGTATACAAAAAGCTTACAAATACCTGTCACACAGAGGAATAGAAAGGGGTAACATATGCAGCCAGAAATAGTAGTTGCCATTTGCTCCTTGCTTGGAACACTTGTGGGCAGCCTTGCCGGAATCATGACAGCGAATAAGCTTACAACCTACCGACTGGAGCAGTTGGAAGAAAAAGTAAAGAAACATAACAATCTCGTAGAACGTATGGCGATTGTGGAACAGTCCACAAAGTCAGCGCACCATCGAATTGACGAAATTGTAGAAAGAGAGGAATAAGTATGGATATTAATTTTTTATTTGACTATGTAAACCCATTGATTTTAGGAATCTGTTTATTGGTGGGATTCTGCCTGAAAACGGCATTTGACTGGTTTCCGAACAAATACATACCACTCACAGCACTGTGCATGGGAACTCTGATTGCCATTCTGATGCAGTATCAGTCAGGTATCAACGCAGAAGTGATTCTCGGTGGAATGATTTCCGGACTGGCAAGCACAGGATTATATGAAATGCTCCGGAATCTGCTTGAAAAAGACGGGAAAAAGGAAAAATAAGATTGGCATAAAGTATAAGATGTGATATGATACAAAGCGGAACAACCGTGTTACAGGGTGGCTGACCTCTATTCTTACATAGAATGGGGGTGGTGCTGATGAAACATTTTGATTTTAAAGACCTTATGGCTTTTGGAATGTTCATTATAGCATTACTGACATTCGTTTTTACGTTCTGTCGATAATGATTTAAAGCATAGAAAAACCACCCTCAGAACTTTGGCGAGTTTAGGGTGGCATTTTCTATGTACACTGTAAACAGGTCAACCCCTTGTGGGCGGTTGTTCCTTTATCTATATTATAGAGCAGGTAACAGAATAATGCAATGACTTTTTGAGAGCTTGGGAACAGGCTCTCTTTTCTTATACAAAATTCAGAAAGGAAGAGAAACTCATGAGTGAAGTAAAGATTTTTAATAATGAGGAATTTGGAGAAATCAGAACAGTAACCATAGATGGAGAGCCGTGGTTTGTTGGAAGAGATGTTGCGGAGATTTTAGGATACAGTAATACGAGAAAAGCAATTGCAGACCATATTGATAATGAAGATAAAACAGATGGGGTAACGATTCGTGACTCCATAGGAAGAGAACAAAATCCTATTTGTATCAATGAATCCGGTCTTTACGCCTTGATATTCGGGAGCAAACTGGAATCAGCTAAGCACTTTAAGTGCTGGGTAACCTCAGAAATTCTTCCTTCTATCCGTAAGCATGGAATCTATGCTACAGATAATGTGATCGATAACATATTAAACAATCCGGACTTCGGTATTGAACTTCTGACAAAACTGAAAGAAGAACGTGCCGCCAGAGTAGAAGCCGAAAGAAGAAATGCAATCCTTACCCATGTAAACAAAACATACACCATGACAGAAATCGCAAAAGAACTGAATATGAAGTCAGCCACTCAACTGAACAGGCTGCTGGCAGAAAAGAAAATCCAGTACCATGTAAATGGAACATGGGTTATGTATTCAAAATACAGTGATTTAGGATACGAGGAAATCAAGCAGGAAGTTCTTGACAGTGGCAGAGTGATTTATCACAGAAGAATTACACAGATGGGAAGGGTGTTTATTCTGAACTTGCTTTCCGGAGAAGCGGCATAAGCAATATATTTTTAAATGG